GGCAGGCCGGCATTTCGCACCCATCGATACGCGGTCATATAGCAAACGCCCATGGTCGCGGCGAATTCTGACAATTTCATGGCGCCGCGGCGCGACTCTAATTGCTCGGCAATATCGGGCATCAAATCACCATGTACGAAGGAAACGCTATCGCTTGCCGCGGCGGCGCGCATTCCTCGAGCTCGCGCTCGAATTGCCCCAGGTTTTCGTGGCTCGGCGCCGCGATGCGCGTAATCACGCATTGCACGTAAATCCCCTCATCGGTTTGCCCCTCCCAGATGCGGCCCGGCACTGCGCCACTGAGACTTTCGACGGCCACAATTTTGTCTGTGTTCTTGAGCGTGATCTTCATTTCGTTAGCCTCCGACATTTTTTGACAAAAGAGCTAAAGCAAGATAATGAAGAAAACCAATCCAAAAGCAAACCCCATTTTTTCCGCTCGTAATCTGTACATTCGACGCGCCTGTTTATGTTTTTCAACAGGCAAACTCGCCTTTTCCTCAAAGGCCGCGCGGCCTCGCTCCCCCATGCCAAAACGAAGAAACCAGGCCGGCGCGCCCTCTGCAGGCCACGATTAGCCGGCAGATTTTCGCAATCTCGCTTCAAATTGCTCGACAAACGTCTCGAGCTCGGCCTCAATCGCGCGCATGCGCGTGGCGTCGTTATCGGTAGCCTCTGCGCCTAGCTCAAGCATCGATTGAATACTGGCAAATACATGCAGCGCGCCGGCGAAAAACGCCATGCGCATTTCGCTTACCTGAAGCTCGGACGCATCGGCGGGCTCGACAAGAAAGCGCAGACTCTTAAACCCCGCCTCGAGCAATTTTCCCCGGTCGCTTAGACCTCGACAAATCGCCGTGTGCTCCGCTTTCGTCAATACGCGCGCATTGGTGTTTGCGATCAATGTTCCCAGCTCGATTAAAGCCCGACATGCCGCCTTGTGCTCCGCTTGCGTCGTTACGTGCATGGTTTGTGCTCCCTTCACGCTGGATAAGCCGCGGCGTAAACCACTCGGGAGATAGTCAACGCCGCGACTCAAAAAAAGAAACCAGGCCGGCCCGCCCTCCTTGCAGGCCACGATTAGCCGGCAGATTTTAGCAATTGCTCCACAAATGTTTCGAGCTCGGTCTGAAACAGGGTTATACGCGTCCGGTCGTTCTCGGTAACCTCTGCGCCCGGCTCGAGCATCAAACGGATGCGCGAAAATACATACTGCGCTCCGAGGAAGAAAATCTGGCGCGCTTCCCTTACTTCAACCTCGAGTGCATCGGCGTCCATCGCGCAAAAGCGCAGAGCCATAAATTCCGCCTCGATCAATTTTCCCTGGTCGATTAAAGCCCGACAAATCGCCTCATGCTCGGCGGGCGTCAATAGGTAAGATGATCTGGCAAAGCATCGCCTTGAGCGGTAGTCGCGCATGGTTTGCGCTCCCTTCGTTGTTTTAGCCGGCAGATCTAGCCTTGAATTGCTGCACAAATATTTCGAGCTCGATCTGAATCAGACTCATACGCATCAGGTCGTTATCGGTAGCCTCGGCGCCGGGCTCAAGCATCGATACGATGCTGGCAAATACATGCTGCGCGCCGGCGAAGAACGCCATACGCATTTCATTTACTTGAACCTCGGGCGCATCGGCGGCCATGACAAGAAAGCGCAGACTCTCAAACCCCACCTCGACCAATTTTCCTTCATCGATTAAAGCCCGACAAATCGCCTCGTGCTCCGCTTGCGTCAATACGCCGCGCATGGTTGGTGCTCCCTTCGTGCCTGATAGCCGCGGCGTAAACCAATCGGGGGATAGTCAACGCCGCGACTCAAAAAAGGGCGCATGACGGGAAACGCCCTTTTCCCGAACCGAAGAGCAGAACCCTTCTCAAGCGGGATTCTTTACCCTTGGCCCGAGCTCTGAGAATTTCCCGCCGGCGCCGACCTTGAGCGACCGCCATTGCCCGCCGTCATAGCAAATCATGGCGCCGCAATGCCAACACAACGTCCCCCCGCCCGCATCCGGGTCGGCCGGCTCGTGCTGGCAACCATTGCCGATGAATGACTCGGCCGCGGCCGCGGCCGGCGCCGCATAACTCACCGAGCGCGCCGGCGGCGCCCGATGCTCCCCCCTGCAGGCCAGGTGCGCCGGATTCTCGCGCACGTAAATGCCGGCCGCCCGCCGCGCATGGCAAAAACAACAAAACTCGTCGCCCTCGACAACCGGGATTCGCTTATCCGGTTGGCGCCGGTTCCAACATTGGTGACAAATGGCGTGTATCCATATCGAACCCATTCATAACTTCCGTTTCTCCCGTCTCCGCGGCCACGGCACAAAGGTTAGAAGGAAAGCCACCAATGCCGGCCAGAAAAGAAATTTCAAAATCTCTATCCAGAACATGCCAACACCTCCAGGGAAAAATTGCTGCAATTAGCTAGCAGGCAACCAGCGCTGCAGTTGACGCTTACGCCGGCCGAGCCCAAACACGCGGCCATATTGCCCCGATTCGCCCCACTCGAGCCCGCGCAACTCGAGACGCAACGCGTGTAAAACTTCGGCGCGCGTGGCGGCGCGCCCCCCGACGTACCATTCGACGCCCCGCGGCGGCCCCAAAAGAAACCAGGCCCGCCGCCCATCCGGCCCGGCCCCATACGGCACCGTCGACCAGCGGCGCGTGATCCAAACCATTTTCACGTGCGGATCGTTATCCTCTACACTGCGAATAAACGGGCAATGGCGCATCGACCACGTGGCGCAATCGACGTGCGCCGGCGGCCAGAATGCCGCCCGTTCCATGGGCGTCAAGACATAACCGAAAAAACCCACCGGCGGCCGCAGGCGCCGGCCGCATACCACGCAGACGTGCTGATAGTTGGCCCGTTCGAATTTTTGGTTGGAAATGCCGGCGGCGAAATCCGGCCGATGCTCACGCCAGGCCGCGAACCACGGCACCGGCGCGCCCTCAAAAACCGGCAAAGCCTGGATGAGCGCCGGCATGGCCGCGCGCGCAAATTCCCTCTCGCACATCTCGGCGCCCCCCTTGTAATCGATAACAAGATTGAGCCGTACGCAAAGATTGAGGCATAAGTTTTGCCTGGAAACGCGCAGAGTCGTTCATACTGCGCCAGGCGTTCGCATGCCGGGCGCAGGCCAAGCACGCGAAATTCGGCATGACGCCATTCAATATCAACGCGGAATCACTCACGCGCTATAGCGCCCGCTTCGAAATTTAAATCGAACCCTTTCGACTAACTCTAACTTCTAGAAATCGCCTGGTAATTCAATCACAAGTACCCTACAAACTTAACAACCGACCTAAAGTAACCGCGCGCGTAATTAAAAGTCAAGAGAAAAATTTGTCATCTCTTATTCACACAGCGTGGTCCTCATGTGGCTACACCGTGGCCACACATTAGCCGTGAGTATAACCCCATGCCAACACAGAGTGTCCATATCCGCTTACCTATGGCGCACATTCGCCTGCTCGATAAACTGGCCCGCAAACTCGGCCTTGACCGTACCAGCGTCTTAAAGTTGGCCCTCTACCGCCTGGGCGTCGACGAAGGTTTTGCGCTCGAATACCGCCGCGACGACTGACACATTCAGGCCTCGAGCACGTAACCGATGTTCGAAAAGCGCAGAGTGTAGCCACCCGGCTCGCCGCGGTTGCACTGCTGTAGTTGAGTCACAATCTCACTCGGCGCCCAACCTACTTCGCGGGCGGGAATCCACCACAAACTTTCCGGCACTTCGAAACCCTCGTTGTCCACCTCTACGGAAACGACGGCGCTGGCCTTTTGTTGGTAGTCGAGCCGATAGTGAATGACGAACTCCTGCGTGTCATAAGCCGTGGCGGCGGGAATCACGATGCCCGTATCGGTCCACTTCCAATCGGCATCGTCAATTTGAAACATCCACCCCTCGGCGCTTTTCACCATCTCCCATTGCGCGCTTAAATCATAGGTCCACCCCTGGCCGTCGGTGATTTTGGCGTCGGTTTCCGCTACCTGCGCGCAGATCCGCGTAGCATCGTCGGTCATCATGGCATAGTGAAATTTAATCCGGGCACTTTCGAACACCAGCGGCGATACCTGCTTCGCCAACCATCCCGAATAAGCCTTTGACGAACACATCACCAGACTCAGCGCATCGTTGGCCTGCGCGATGCGGTAATTCTCGGCGGCCGGCTCGTTGATATCCGGCCCCACCTCGGCCGTCCACTGCTCGTGCTCGAGCTCGAGTATCTGCGCGCGTATCATGCTTTCCCCTCCCTAAAGATAAACGCCCCTGCTCAAAAATCATCTAACACAATCGTGCCCGTGCTCGTACTCCCCGTGACTGTCACCGCCGTATTCGAGAGCGCCGTCACCAATGCCGCCGCCGCCGTGCTGGACGGGAAAATACCGGGCGTGTTGGTGTACGCCGTGGGGAACGTATAACTGGCCGCGCCGTTGCACGCGGCCAAATGAACTAAAACTTTCTTCTCTGAAGTCCCCGCCTGCGTTTGCGCGAAGATCGCGGTGCCGGAAGTCCCACAGTTCACCGTGGTCTGACTGGCTGTAGAGTTGAAAGTTCCTCCCGTGTATCCAAGGCTGCTGTTGTCGGCTGCATTGGCAGGAGACAAACCCGCCCCGGTTGCGGGGCATGTCGTAACGACTGATGCTGTCGGAGCACTACCAACAGCATAATAGATACCTGCAATTTGCAAGTAAAGCACAATTGTGTAGCCGTATGGTGCTATTGACCCTGCCCCGCTAAATGATATTCTGATGGTGTCTGTAGTGGTTCCTGTTACTGGCGTCCAGTTCCCTACAGTAGTCCCGATTGCCCCCGCATGAGCGTAATTCGTACCCCAGTAGAGGGGCATGTAGGCAGTCTTGAAACTATAAGCTGTCCCATTGGCGCAGTTGCCACCCGTAATTGCGGCAGTGGAACCGAGCAAGAAGCCACCTGTCGGGTATGCTGGAGTCGCGGCAATGGATACTCCCACACTGGGGGTAAGCACCGCGACATTTAGGCTGGCCGCAGTGACGGTGTTGAAAGAAGCATCTCCCGCCCGGTACTGCTGCACCAGATTCGCCATGACTCCCGCTGTGATAGCTGGAAAGCTAGCACTGGCATCGGTCCATGTACAAGTGGTTGGGTTCCAGCTTCCCGTAGCTGCAAGCTGCGTCTTGCCTCCCGCCGTGCCTGACAATCCCGGTAGATTTCCCGCCCAAAGAATCCAGTCTCCGGTTTGCATCTCGATCTGTTGGCAACTCAGGTTTGTACCGCCGATAATAGCCGGATTCTGGCCTTTTTGGACAGTAAACACAATCGTTGTGGTGGTACTCGAACTGATCGTAAGGTTATAGGTTCCACTCAAGGGATAAGTCATCTGATGCGCGGCGAAGAATGAACCCTGTACAGGATCGACATAATAGGCACGCATAATATCGAGCCTGCCTTGCAGGGTGTTGGTGGGAGTGCCGGTGTAGGTGATACGCACGTTATTCGCAGCTAAAACTGTTGGTGTAGGTATAGTTGTTGGCTGCCAACAGCCGCCTACGGCCATACAAATGAAATCGCCTGTCTGTCCGTCCGCTGTGAGTATTTGCCCTGTAGCCGCAGGCATGCTGGAACCATAAACACCAGCGGTACCACTTGCTGTGTTTTGATTTCCAATCTGGCTTGGATAAAAGAAGTTTGGATCAAGATTACATTTGGAATAGTAGGCACCACAGTTGTTACCTAAAGCTAAACCTCTTGCTCTTACAGCAACATCGGGATCAAATGCTATATCGAGTGCTGGTTTGCTCTGCGTGATCCAAACAACATCCTGCATGAAGGTTTCAGGATTAGGTGTAGGCGGGGTCTGTGGCGCGACTTGAAAGGGTGCTGCTGCTAATAGAATACGTGAGGCTCTTAGACCATAACCCGTAAGAGTCGGGTGTAACTCATTCGCAGTCCAAAGGCCGGGATTGATAACCTGTCGCCCCATGGCACTCAAGGTGTCGATTATTTTGATATTTGGATATAACGCGGCTACATCATAAGGAATTTCCAGTTTCCAATCTGTCCATGTCTGGTCTGCTGTAAATTGCGTGGTCACAATTGGGGCATTGGCCCCATGAGCGAACGCCGCTGTAAAGGTAGTTTGGCAGGTCTGAAATCCATGCAGCCCTGTAACTCCAGTCGGAATGATGGCTGTCAGACTGACTAACTCTTGCACGCCGCTTCCCGCCGTATCGAGCACCATCTGTACAAGATTCCCATGATGACGCAGCAAGCCGCCAGCATCAGTAGTGGTGAAGAGAGCATCTCCGGGACCGCCCCAAAGATCAGGTGGGCATACATCCAGCGTGGCTGTTACTGTTCCTGCTGCAAACGCTCCTGATGTGATCGTAGCTGGAGTGGTGAATGTGCTCCCGGTAGTACCATAGGGAAAAACGTATTGAATCCCTGCCACCATCTGAGAGGGCGGAACATAAACGCCGCCCGCACCTGTATTAGAGCCTCCCGAGCAAGGAGATAGATTGGCCGTGGTAGTACCTGTCTGACAGGCTTCGGGGTTCCCGGTCGTCATGTACATGGGAAAACTCGATACTGCAACCGTCTGTCCTGCTGGATTGGTTGCGGTGATGGCTTCCATTGCCGCCAGCTTGGGCAGGAAATCAGCCATCCACGTACGGTAATCCATTGCGCTCAAGCGGGTACTGTTGGTCATGATCCCCGCATCCTCCCAGATCGTGATGGGAGTTTGCCCTGCTGCGATAGCACCTTGCACCCATGCTTTGTAAGCGTTGTAACCCCAAGGAAAAGTAGCCGCTGGCACAGTAAACCACGAATCGAGCGTCCCCCCATTCATTCCGAATTTCTGATAGGAGGTTGTTATAATTACCGTTGCTGGAGTACTCACCAAAGGAGGGCAAGGATTGGCAGGTGAAGCAGTTGAGAAGGTTAGAGTAGTCGCATTAGTAGGCGCAATAGCAACATAAGAATCATAGAGGCATCCTCCGTCAACAACCGCACTTCCGAATGCCGTGAAGCGCGTTCCTACTTGCAAGTATCCGTCGGCATTATTGAGAAGCAGCGTGACCACATTGCCTGAATTCACAGTGATATTAGTAGACGAACGGCACTGATGACCAATCATCATATTTGGAGAAAGCGGAGTAGAACTAAGCACCGTTCCTGTTTCAGAACAAAACTCGGTCATAAACCCAGTGTCAGCAGCCACCAGCGAATTGCCCAGATGAGCGAATACCTGTTGCGGCATGGGAGAACCGTTAGCACCTGTGTTGCCTGCACGAATGATATTGGCTGATGGCACGCCACCCTTTGCGGCCGTCGATTGAGTCGTTGCGTCGGGAAAAGTTATAGATGTGCCACTAATTTTCAAGCTGCCCGCGATATTCATGCCGTTCGAGCCATCTGAAACCACGCCCGGATAAGAGAGCGAGCCGCCCGGCGGCCCATTCGGCCCTATTGGTCCCAGCGGCCCCGTCGGTCCCACCGGCCCCGTCGGTCCCACCGGCCCCGTCGGTCCCACCGGCCCCGTCGGTCCCACCGGCCCCGTCGGTCCCGGTTGCGTCACAATTTGGCCGGCCAGGTTGGGAATGTATTGGTCCCAATTGCAGGCGCCGCCCGCGGATCCACCGGCGGCCGTACACCACGACTGCGAGCCCGTCACCGCCTGCCCCGAGCCGGCCGGCTGTACGCACGTATAACCTGGCCCCAGCAAGTTAAAGCCTGTCACGTTGTCGATAATGGTCACCGAGTAACAAACATTGACGGGCGAAGTTAGAGCAGTATCGGCCAAAATCAGCGTATAGGCGCCGTTGGTCACCGGCGTAGTTACCGGCGCCGAGATAACTTGCCCGCCCGGCCCGCCGGTTCTGAAACTTATCGGCTTTCCATTGTTATCGACGGGCGCAAACGAAATCGTGCCGCTCGCGAGCAAGGCGCCGGTTGCGTCGCTCACGTGAGCGGCCGTCATCGAGACATAACCCACGCCGGGCGTTTGCGCCGCGCTCGACAAACACATCACCGCGGCCAGGGCGCCGGCCGCCCACAAATTTCTGCATTGCATAAGCTGCCCCCAGAAAAAGAAATCAGGCCGGAAATCAGGCCATATTCATAAGCGAAAAGGTGCGCGACGTGGAAACCACCGGCGTGCTCGATGTGGTCGACGCTTGCACTGCGAAAACGTGATTGCCGGCCGCGGGCGCCGGCGTCATCAATTCCGACGGCGATAGGCGCGCAATTCCGGTTGCATCTGTCGAAACCGTCGCCGGCCCGAGAATGGCGGCGCCATCCATGAGCACTTGCACGCTCACCGGAACATTGGCACTGGGCGTAATCGCCGCAACCGTACAGGCATACGTGTGCGTGCCCGACGTGTAATCGCTCGATCCGGCAACAATGGTCACCGTCGCCGTTGCCACGCTGTAATTCGAGCCGCCGACCAGCGTCAGGGTCGGCGCCCAAATCGTATTGGCGCCGGCCGGAATGCCGGGCGAAAAGGAAACGCTGGCCGTCGCGCCGGATCCGTCGCCGCTGATGGAGATATTGACATTGGGCGGCGCCGAGCCTTTAGCATTTCCGAACGACGTGCCGATACCCGTCACCGCGCCGCCCGCGCCGCGCGCCGCAAACTGCATATTAAGCGCCAGAAATACCGGATTGCCAGATAGGTTGACGGCGATGCTGTCGAGCTCCGGCAGGCCGGCCATGCCGGTAGTCGATACAGGTGGATTAGGCGTCGTGCCCACCACCACTAACGTGCCCGTAAGCGGCCCGACGGGGGGATGCTGCCAGTTATAGTTAGAGTAATAAGCCCAATCGCTGACGGCCCCATTGCCGCGCATCGAACGCACGCGCGCATTCAGATAAGTAACCGCATCGATGCCGTCGATATAGCAATAACTCGAATCGCCATCGAACAGGCCGGCATCGATCCAGGCGCCGCTTAGTAACAGCCCTGTCGAGTCTTGATACTGCACTTGAATGTGCCCGCCGATGTTTACATACGCGTCGTCGGGCGGCGTCCAGGAAATCAGCAACCGCGGAATAGAGAACCCGTTCGCCAGCACCAGACGCGTGGCCGCATCGTCCTCGAGATTGAGATTGGTAGGCGGCAACGGATTGGCCGGAATAAAGCCCGGATTGGCGGCCACGTCGTAAGGCGTCAATTCCTCGCCCACGCCCCACTCGTACACCGCGGGCGCCGTCTCTATCACGCTTACCGCGGTTGTGAGCCGCACCGCGCCGCCCTCCCCGCCCCCCGGCTCAGGCACAAACTCCACTCTGGTAATCTCGAAATACTTGTTCGCCCAACTCATTTGCTGAAACGTGAACTGCATAACATCGGCCTCTTGCATCTGCCAGGCGGCCAGGTTCATGTGGAAACTGCCCGAGCCCTGTTGCCGGTTGCGCAGTAAGGTTATTTTGGCGATGCGTTGCGCCTGCACAATCGAAATCACGCCGCGCAGGCTAATGTCTTGCGGCAACGGTACGCCGCCGTCGGCCTCGAGAAATACGTCGCTCGCAAACCCGTGCAACGGATCCGCGGCGTATTGAGGAAAGTTGGTAGGCTGAAAAGCGAACGCCCAAACGTTGTCTCTCGTCCCGTAATACCAACCGTTGCGATCATAGAAATTGCCGGCCACTGAATAAGGGAAATTGGGCGCCGTATAGGTTCCCGTCACGCGGTTGATTAACTCGCGAAAACTCCGGTAAGGATTCCAAACCGGCGCATCGATCAAGGCGCTTTGATCGAACGAAAACGATGGCCCCTGCCAGTATGCCGGCCAGATGAACCACTCCCCGGCAATGTAACTCAGCCGGCCCGCGGCGCAGGGCATCATCATGCCCAGCGCGTCGCCGGCGCTCGTGCTCGTGTCGTAGTGAAGATTGAGCGTATAACGCGCCTCGTTGCCCTGGCTCGTCAATACGTGCTCGTCGCAAACGTTGGCCGCGGCAATCCATTGCGCCAGGTTAACGCCAGGGTCACCCACGCCAAATTGCGTATCGGTCAAAACGTCGGCCACGCAAAGCGCCCAGTTGCTCGTGAAAGTTAGTTGGCCCGTGCGCGGATCGTAAATCCGATTTTTACCGTTGACGGTAATGCGTATCTCGGGATAGGTGGGAAACATGGCCGCATCGCGCCCCACGTTCACGTACAAATAAGCACAACCGCCCACGTAGGGCGTCCCATTTTGTCTCGGCGTATAGGACTGCCATTGCGGGTCGTTGGTCGCGAGCTCTTGAATCACATCCCCCGGCAATTGGTCGCCGAATCGAATCTCGGCATACACTTTGCCGTCGAAGTTGTAATGTTGGCCGCCTGGCCCGATACCATACCCCAGGTGATAGCCGCCGCTGGACGGATTAGGGTCATCAGAACGCGCGTGCCCACCGAACGTGTAGGCGCCCTGAATCTCGGCCGTGGGCGCCGTCGTATATCCCGCGCCGCCGGCCGTCACGTGTACCGACCAGGCGCCCGGCCCGCCGGTTGCATAGGCCGCGGCGCCGGCGCCGGCGCCGCCATAGATGCGCACGCGATAGCGCGCCGGCGCCACGCTCGAAAAACCGGCGCCGCCGCTGGCCGTAATCCCGGTAACCTGGCCGCCGGCAATGGCGACCGTGGTCGCCGGCGGGCTCGAAACTTTCCCGGCACCCACGTTGCCGATGCTGCCATCGGAACGAAAGAAAACTTGCCGGCCGTCGAGATAGAGATTCTGCGCGCAATCAATCTCATGCGTCGCCAGAATAATCACCATGTTGTAAACGTACGCGCCGCCCGAACCGCCGGCGCCTGTGGTCGACTGATAAATCGTCGTGCCCCCGATGCGTTGCGTTCCATAAACAATTTGCCGAAAGCCGGCCGCCATGCGCGTGGAAATATCCATGCCGCGGTTGCTCGTCAAGGCCTGCGCGATAGCGCTCGCTTCCATCGAAACGCCGCCCGAGAGTAGCGCCCAAAACACCGGCTGCCAGAAGGCGGCAATGCCGCCCGTGGCATATAACGCCACGGCGTCAATGATGACCGCGCCGGCAATCATGGCCGCGCCCATGATGGCCTTAGACATGCCAGGCCCGCCGAATTGCCATCGTTACAACCTCGGTACCATCCTCGCCAATGGCAATCTCAGCCATCGCGGCGCGCTCTAGTCCCTTGTCGCCGGGCGTCACAATATCGCGGCCGTTCAAGTGAATCAATCCGAGCATGAGCCGGCCCGCGTGCATAAACGTACAAAAATCGCCCCGCCTGGCCTCGAGCGGAAAAACGCATTCCTCGAGCCCGAAGTTTTGCGCGCAATACTCGGCCGCGGCGTCGACCGTCACCGCGGCATCGGCCCCGCGCACGCGCCGAATCGCATCCCAGGCGCCGACCTCGTCTGTATAGCCGCGGAAATCGGCGGCAATATCAGTGCCTGTCATGGCCTCGATAGCGTCGGCCACAAACAGGGCGCAATCGTTCACGCCCCAGGAAAACGGCGCAAAGGCGCGCGCTATCAGGAAATCGTTGAGCTCGCGCGTGTCCCAATAGGGTTTGCGTTCAAGCGCCATTCAGCCCCACTTCAATGCCTGATCGTTTAGTTGTTCGACCCATTGAAAAGCCGTGTCGTTGGGATAGTAGATATGCTGATCGGCGGCCGTATAACGCCGCGCATTCGGCCTCTGCAGGTTTGTAAAACGCGTCTCCAGACTGAGTGAAATGGTGATGCTCTGTAAGCCGGGCGTGATGCTCGGTTTATCGACCACGCCCCCAAATAGCCGCGGCGCCCCGAGAATGTTGCCCGCGGCATCGAACAACGCAAAGCTGATAATGGCCGGCGCACCTAGTTGAATATCGGTCATCGATTCGGCGAACAATTCAGAATCGATGCCGCTCAAGGAAACCACCACGCCGCCGGCGGCCAGGTCGACGCCGGCGCTCACGTGAGAAATGCGCCCCAGCGAGCCCACGCCGAGATACGTATGACTGTTCCAAACCAGACTCCCGACCCCCGACCAGATATAGGAAACCTGCGATTTAAAATGAATTTCTGCCAGTAGCGCCGGCCGAATAAGATTGTCGGTAAGCGAGCCCGGCCCCGAAATCATGGCCGCCGGCAAATTGCGCGGCATGCTTTAACGAACCTCGAGAATTTTGAAACTCATCGTGGTTAACCGCATGGGCGAAAATTGCGACTCGCGCCGGTTGTCGGCCAGGCGCCAAACGCCCACCGGCGAAGCAAGCACGAGCGGCGCGCCGGCGGCCGCCGATTCCCGCAAACTTGGCCAAATGCTAATAGTGGCGTGGCCCGACGCGTCGGCGTTAACTTGCTCGCAGGCGCGGTACAGGTGATAGCCGACTTGGAATAAATCGCCGCGCAGGAGCACGCGAAAATTGTTCGCTTTCCATCCCGTTGTGGTAATCTGCGTGGCCGTTGCAATGTCGCTTCCGCTCATCTTGGGCGCACTCCCCTGCGCGTTGCCGCGCGGTTGCTGGCGCCGCGGATCTCCCAGTTGAAAGACGTTAAGTTGGCCGCGTAATTCGGCCAGAAATCCTTCCCACTCGGCCGCCTGGTCGTTGCTAAGCGGCGGCAATATCACGGCGCCATCCCAGGCATCGGCGCCCGGCCAGGCCTGCGCCTGCATCTGCGCCGGCACGTAAGGCGATTGCACCATCGCGATAGCGTCGCTCATGCCCAGCGACATTTCCGCGGCGCCCGGCGAGCTCGGTAGGATCACGAGATTATAGGTGTTATTGCCGATGGTGATCGCTTGCATTTAAACCCTCGCGCCGCTCGGCCGGCGAGCATTGTAGTTGCGCATCGTCTCCACCGTCATGGCCGGAATCTGCTGTAAATAGACGCCCATGGTGCGATGCACCGCGGCTTCGACGGCCGCCGGATCACCGGCGCCGCGGGCGTCCACGTTGACCACGTGCGAAAACGTGCCGCCCATGTTCATGGTGCGATTGGAAATGATGCGGCCCGACGTCGACGGCACAAAGAGCTCCGGCCCCGATTCGCCCACAATCGCCGGCATGCCGGTAGGAATATCGCCGCCGCCCTGAAAGTGAAGCAGCGCACCAAACAATTGACTCCAGATTGAACCACTGGCCGAACTTGCGGAACTGATGTTTTTGCCTGAAAATAGCTTGCCGATAGCGCCGGGCACGGCGCCCGCCCCCAGAGCGGCGCCCTCAACCATCCTCACCCACATTGCATTGGCCGCACTGGCGCCCAATTTCCCCAGGCCTGGCACTAGTTTGCCGAGCGAACCCTCGGCCATCTTGAGCCCTGTGCCGGCGATGCCGGTAAAGATTTGTTTGCCTGCATCTTTCCATTGCCCGCGGTGGTACGGATCGGTCAGGGTGCGCAAGAGTGCGCCGTTGATGGTGTCCACGGTTTGCGTCAACGTCTCGCGAATGTGCGCCGGCAAATCGGTAAATTGCGCGGCCAGTTGACTCGCCGAATCCTGGAGCGCGCCGAGCGCGGTTGCCGATTTAGCCGCGGCGCTATCTGTCTCGGCCTGGCGCCCCACGCCGCCGCCGTGCCGCTCGATATCCCGCAAGCCAATGCCGGCGCCGGCCTCTTGCGCCACGCCCAGCGCCGCTTGCCACTGCGCGGCCGATAACTCGTGCAATTGCTGAGTCGCCAGCGCCGCGGCCAGGTGCGACAATTGCCCGCGCTGTTCTTGTAATTGAATCGCCGCCGCCTGGATCCGCTCGGCGGCCTCAATCTCGGCCGCGGTATTTTCGAAATTCTCGCGCGCCGCGTCGCGCTGTTCCCTCACTTGCTCGGCGAGCCCCCGTTGCGCCTGCTCCCATCCCGCCATGACGGCATCGTGGATGCGCGCGTCTTGCGCCTGCTCTTGCTGGAAAATGGTATTCGCGGCCACCCAACCGCCGAATAAATCCTCTTGAAACTTTTTGTTGGCGGCCGCGACTGCCTTGTTGGCCTGATCGGTCACCGCCACCAGCAAGGGCGCATTGTTCCTGACGGTTGCCGCCAGCCCCTGCCAGTAATTGGCCTCATCCTGCACCGAAAGAGCGCGCACCGCTTTTTGGGCGTCGAGCGCGCGGCGCCATTCCTGCATTTGTTTTTCGGCGGCCTGTTTTTCCCACGCCGCGGCCGCGATTTGCTGTTGTTTTTTATCGAGCGCCGCCTGCGCGGTATCTTGATTCATCTGCGCTTGAATGCGCGCCTGCTCCGGCCGTTGATTGGCGAGCAATTCGTTGGTCGCATCAATCTCGCTTTGCAGGCCCGTCGCCAATGTGAATCGGCCTTTGTCGAGCGTCTTTGTCTCCCCGGTTGCGGTGAGATAGGTACCCTTGCCGGCCTGCGCGGCCTCGAGCTCGTTGCGGCGCTCGATCAGCGAATTGTGATATTTGACGCTCTTGTTTAGTTGATCCTCTAAAGACGTCGTTTCAGAAAGCGCCCTGGAATGCGTTTTGGCTAACTCTTGTTCGTATTGCGTGCCCCCCTTGTGAAGAAATGTTTGCGCTATCCATCCCGGCTCTTGCTCGGTCAGTAGCTTGCGGGCGTCATCGATGGCGCGCACTAATTCCTGATCGAGTTTTGCCACCTCGACGGCCGTTTTCGCCATTTCCTCGGCCAGTTTGTTTTCCGGCTTGTGCTCGAGTTTAGCGAGCTCGTTCTGTAAATGAATGGTCGACGCGTCGAGCTCGAGATTCTGTAAATGTAACGACTGGCGCGATTTCTCCCAGGCCTCGGCGTTCTTTTCGGCGGCCTCGCGATTCTTCTGCGCAAATTCGTAAACTTTTTTGCCCGTCTCGTAAATCGCCAGGCCGATACCGACAATCGCCACCGCGGAAAAGGCCGCGGCCATAGCCGACGCCACGCCCGGCAATTCAGCAATAAATGAGCGAATGTGCCGCGGCAAATTAACCCCGATTTGCTCGCCAAGTAAGGCAATCGCGCCCTTAGCTTCTCCCATCTCATGCTTAGTCGTAGACGCGGCCGAACTGACATGCCCCTCTAATTGCTTTAACTGCGCTTTAGCTTTCTCGAGCGCCGCCGAATAAGACGTAGAGTCGACGGCCAGGATGATTTTTACCGAACCTGCGGCCTCGGCCATACGCCCCCCTCATTCCAGAAAACACGAAAGGCCGCCCGCGGGCGGCCTTTTCTTTTCCTTTGATGGTTGCCGGCTTTAGTGGTGATTAAAGCCGGAATAAATAATCGCGATAATCAACGCGGCAATCAGATTGCCGATGCAAACGCCCCAGGCAATACGCATAATCGTCAACGGTTTTTCTTGTTCTGTCATTTCGTTTTGAAACTCTCCCCTGCCACTAGTATAAACGACCCCCAAAAGCCTCGCAGATGCCCCAGGAGACGCCGCCAGGCCTGCAGGCGGCCCCAGGTATGGCGAGAACCGTTCTCCGAGCGCCGGCGGCCTGCCAGGCGGCCCGCCGGCCGGATCTGGCGCCGCCTCTTCGCCCTGGCCGGCGACCATCGCCCACCACGATTCGGAGCACTCCGCTTCCCAGCACATTTGACACAATAAACCGCCGCCTTTTCCCGGCCAACCATCGTGCCGCGCCCCGCATTTGCAATTCACTTTGGCGGCCCGCCCGGCGGCCCGCCGGCCGGATCGGGCGCCGGCGCCGCGGCCTGGCCGGGTTGCGACTTGATTTCCGCTTTTAGCTTGCTGATTGCGGCCCTATCGTCGGCCTGTTGTTGGCGGGCGTCGGCGAGCGCTTTCATCAAACTGCTGCCTAAAGGCGAGCGTATAAAGAGCGCACCCAGGCCCACCGCCGCGCCCTGCAAGGCAATCAAGAGTTCATCTTTGATGCCGTTCGCAAGGTTGAACTTAGTAGGATCCATGACCGCCGCCGAGAGCGCCGCGCACGCCCCGCCGAGCAGCGCCACGGCCGCCGATTTAAGCCATTCTTTTGGCACCATGTGTCACACCCTCCGCAACAATGCGCGATTCATTTTTTGGCCGCCTTTTCCACCCCCGCGGCCAGGGCGTTACAACAAACCTGCACGGCCTGCTCGCGCACGCCCTCGTACGCCGGCCGGATAAACGGGTGCGCGGGCACGGCGCCCGTTTCATGCCCTGGCCCGCGCCGGCGGCCGCCCGGCATGATTTTCGAATAGCCGCCGCGCACTTGCCGATGCCCGTATTCCACCCAATTGGCAATGCGGCGGGTGAATTGACCAGGGTACACAATCACGGCCGGCAACGATTGCCCCCCGTCCTCAGTTCTAGTCACAATGGAACGAATATCGTTTCTGAGCGCGCCCGGCGGCGCCGCCGTGCCGCTCGCGCCGCCGGCACGTACCGGCGCCCTGGCCCGCACCGCGGCCTCGAAAACATAGCCCGCCTCTTTGAGCGCTGCATGAATAATGCGCTTCGCCGCTTTGTCGCCGAGCTCACCGAGTTTTTGGTCGAGCTCGCGCAGGCCTGTCACTTGTGCCGTAAAGCCGCCCATATCAATCCTTCGGCGCCGGCGCCCCGAACAGTTGCCGAAATCGATCGGCAATCTCGCCGCGCAATTTCTTTGTGAGCCGGCGTTTTCTGGCCGCCGCTGGCCGGGCGCCGCCCGGCATCAGGTCGGCGAGCTCCAGCGGTTTCGCCGGCCGATACAAACTGTGATTGATTAGATCCACGCGCAACAGGGCAATCATGCGATGCACGTCTTTTTGCTGCTCCAGCCACGTCTCATGCATTTTGAAAAACGCCCGCGGCGTGAGCGCAAAGAATTCCCGTTTCGAGAACCCCATGCGGATCCGCGCGAACGCCCACAAATCGAGCCAGGCCGGCACGCTCACGCGACGGCCGCGGCCGGAGTAGGGTTTTCGCTTTCGTCCTCGCGCGGTTTGGCCCGCGCCTCGTTCCAGGCCTCGCGCACCTTGACGGCCACCGTGTAAATATCCTCAAACGTGAGCAGGTCGCAGGCCTCTTTAAAAGTAAGCTCGGGCTGAAACGTGCGCGCCGCGGCCGCAAAGACAACGCGCGTGCTCGCCAGATTGCCGGCCGGCAACGCATAGAGCAAGTTGACGCGCTCTTCTGAGCCCTGGCGCGCGAGCTCGACGTTGATCGACGTCTCCGCTTCTGAAAGCGCCCCCAGCGTAAAACACAAGTAATAAGTTTTGCCGTCAATCTCCATGGGCGTTTTCGGCAACGTCGCGTCGGCAATCGTGCCGGCAATGTTTCTCTGCTTCATCGATTCCTCGCTTTAAAGTTAAGTGCCAGGTGTCACGTTCGACGGCCCTGAAACCTGCAGGTCGATCGAGAATTCGACTTGCTTGGTCGGCGAAACTGAAAAATCGAACGATTGCACAATGGCTGAAAAGGTAATCGTGTCGCCGGCCGACGTTTGCGTTTTCGTCTTGGGCAGAGTTACCAGAAAGGTGGTTGCCAGTCCCGATTGATAGGCCGTCTCCACCGCAACCTGGCCGGCATCGGCACTCACGCGATTTCCCTTGACGTTCACGGTTGCGCCCTCGCGTACCGTGCCGATATATTCGGCATCTTTGCCCGATTGAAAATTGGTGACGTTGGCCGTCGCCCACTTGGGACGATTCAACGGCAAATCGGAAGCCTCGCCGATGACCGTGCCCGGCGTCGTTCCGATGCTGATAATTGTTCCGGCCCCGGTTTGCGCGAGCGTTCCCGCGTACCCTCCTACTTCTGGCGTCACTGTTCCCATTGTCTTTTCGCTCCCTTCTTAAACTGGCATGGTGAAAAAAACGTAAACCTCGCACATACAAGAGAAATAGCGCGTGATGCCCGGCTCGAAATCAGTACCAGGGTCGAGTAAATTGCACGTGTCGATAAACGTGCCGTCGGGCAATAGTTGCTTTCTCCACTGCTTGAGCGCCACCGTGGCCGCATAACGCAGGCGCATGGCCTCGGCGGCGCTCGTCGAGAATGCCGTTATCTCGACACGTTGCCGGATCATGCCGGCGCCATCCTCGAAAATCGCCGCTCCCTCGCCGCCGGCGCACTTATAAACCAGGCATGGATAAACTTCGCCCTGGTCGGGCGCCTGAATGGCAAAGACGCGCGTCGTAATTGCATGCACGCCGGCATTGTTCTCGAGTAAGGCGGCGAGCCCTTCTTGCATCATGCTTGTTGATTCACCTCGCTGCAGGAAAGTACCAGCACGCGATTACGCTCCAATAAATTCGTCACATCATGCACGGCAAAAACGCGTGTGCCCCAGAGCACGCGGAAATTCGCGCCGATAAATGTCGGCGTCCATCGAATCGTGATACGGGTCGACGATTCGCTCACTAATTGCCCGGCCTCGCTGCGCTCACCGCTTGCCACTTCCTCGATAGCCGCGCGCACTGTGAGCACCGTATTCCACGTGTCGGGCGTGATCGATTGCCCGAACGAATCGCCGGGCGCCGTCTGCGGTTGCTGAATTTCGATTTTGTGCGCGAGCTCGCCGGCGCCGATAGACGGATTGCTTATAGACCTCAGCACGGGCGATAGTCTCCCCAGGTAATCGCGTGCCCCTCGAGCAGGCAATCCACCGCCATCGGCACCGTTTTTAAAGTCAAATCTGTAGTCGCCTCAGGATTCCGATACCAGTGAGCAATCAGCATCAGTAAAGCATTCGTAATGTCGTCGGGCACATTCTTAACGTCGTAATCCACCGTCAAGGCCTGGCCGGCCAGGGCGCCCGGCAATACGAGAGAACTTGCGCCCGTCGCCGGATCCGTTTGGAGCAACGCGCCGGCCACCGCGGCGCCGCTTCCATTCACCAACCTCTCGAGCCCGGTTGCCCAGGTCTTTTTCAGTTCATAGTTCGACGTGCCCCCCGAGCCGGCCACGGGCACGGTAAAGGCCTCGCCGATAATGGCCGCGGTATAGTTCGCAACCTCGTAAAGAATTTCTACCGAGCCTGGCAAATATTGCCCTTGCCACGGCCAGCACAAAGAATTCTTGGCCGGCGTGAGCCGCGCCGGAATGCTCGCCAGGTCGGCTCGGTACACGCTCGGATCCACGGTAAACAGGTTGCCGTTGCCGTCGAGATAAGAAAGCGAATTGATTTTGCGCGTACGCCCGCCAGGCAAATCAATGACGATGCGATTCCATATCTGCGCCGCGAACGGCCAGCCCGCCCTATCGGCCGGCGAAATCGTGGTGTCGTAATTCGCGGCCAGAGGAAAGTTATCAATCGTGCGGCGCCAGGTGCGATTAAAAAACGAGCCCTGCACTTTCTTCTCGGCCAGGCGCCGCGCGGCCCCGATATAGACAAGCAACAGTTGGTCGTCATCGCCAAAACTGGGATCTATGCGGCATTGCTGCTTAGCGAGCGCCAGCGTCACGGGCTCGAGAATTGCCTCGGTAATCGGATAAGCATTCAGCATGCGTCACCGTTTCGAACGCGCGGCGTTTTCGCGCGGTTTGCGCGCCGGCTTTTCCCCCGGCTCTTGAATCGCCTTTTCCCCCGGCTCGCGAATTGCCTGTTCCTCGCCCGGCTCATCCATGCGCCGCACCAGGCCGAGCCGGATCCACTCCTGTCCGAGCTCGTCGGCCGGCTCGAGCACTTCGCCCGGCCGCGCCGGCCGCGTCATGCTCGGCCATTGAAAGTTTTGGACGGCAATCACGCGCATTGAAAAGAATCCTCCTGAGAGAAAAGAGCGCGGCGCTAAACAGTTTTAGCAGGCCCGGCGCCGCGCTTTTCGGCAAAACGTTTTAGACGTGCGTTTTTAGACCCACGCAAGGATGCGTGCCGGGATCGGTCACGTTGCCGCCGGCGCGCATGTAAGCCAGGAAACCAACCATCAATTGATCCGCGTACCGTTCGTCGAGCCGCTGCATGGTCATTTCGCCATCGTCGCGCAGCAAATAGGCCTCTTCTAAATCGCCGAACACGATACCGAGCGCCGTCGCCGTGGTCGAATTCGGCAAATAGGCCGTTAAGCGAATGGGAAAGCCTAGAATTTGATCGAGCACGCCGGTTTGTGGATTGGGTAAAAAGAGCGGCCGATTGAGCGTATCGAGCAGGCCCATGGTGTAATTGCGCGTGGCCTTGTTCATGTACCAGGCCGCGGTTGGCTCGTACGCTACGTCGAGCAATGTCTCGCAGGCCACGTAATCGGGATAGGTCGGCCCGGTAGCCGCCGCGGTTGTGGCAAAGGTTGTAATGCCCGCAACCAGGCCGGCAATGTTTGCCGTGTCGCCGTTGGCAATGAAATTTTCGAGCCCGCGCAAAAAGCGCTTGCCGAGTCTATCGCGAAACAGCCCCGGCAAATCGAAACCGGCGTCGGCGAGCTCTTGCCGGCTCACTTTTATCATGGTTGCGAGCGTATCGGTCGACTGAATGATTCCTGAAAACAGAGGATCGCTTTCGGTGACCGGCGTATTTTCGGCCACCAGCACAACCGTATTGGCCGTATCGTTTTCGTAGCCGATTTTCATGGGCGCGCCGTTGCCTGGCGTTGTCTTGTGCCGCACGTTGCCATACAGGGCGCCAATGTATTTCTGGGCTGAAATCAGCTCGTTGTAGAACTGTTGCGGCACGATATAGTTTCCTGTGCCGCCCACGGTAATATCGCGTTTCTCGCCGCCAATCAGGATGGGATTTTTGTCGAGTTTTCTTTGCCCGCTCGTGAGCAGAGCGCGCTCATTCTCGCGCAGAGCACGCTCGCCGCCGCGCATGTACACCTCGAAGGCGTTCTGATAGTCGCGCGCGCGCGCGGCGCCTTCATCAGACAAACCATCGTCGTCGGCGCCGGGTGCCGGCCGCGCCGGCCGCGGCATCTCTTGCCAGGTTCCGCTACGCTCGAGCAATTGAATCTGCTCAGTAAGCCCGTCGGCCTCATCGAGCATAACCGCGGCCTTGGCCCGCTGCTCGGCCGAGCATTTAGGCGCCGTGAGTAATGCGTGCGCCTCGGTTCCAAGCTGCCCGCGCCTCAATTTAACATCGTTAATTTGTGGCATTCGTTTTTCTCGTTTCTCGCTTTCGCGCGTTATCGCTCAATCTGGAACGCCCTCGCCGTTTGAAAAGCAAAGGCCGGCATCGACAAGGAAATTTGCCGCGAACCAGTGAAGGCGGCGCCGCGAGAGCGCACGGGAAATTTCCGGCAAAACGTTTCTTTACACTGCGCCCATGTGCGCCCGCGCGCGCAGTTGATCGCGCGCCAGGCCTTGCGCCGCATCACATAAGCAATCCATGCAATCGCAATCGACGTGCGAACAATTCTCGCAATCGCCGGCCATGCACTCGGCACAATCGCAAGTGCAATAACCGGGCTCGCCGCTCGCGCGTACCGGGCGCCGGCGGCGCCCTGGCGCCTGGCTGCCCTGGCCGGCCTGGCGGCGCTCGACGTAGCGCCGCACATCGGCCGGCAATCCTTCCGGCCAAAGCCCGTGCGCCTGCTCGAGCTCGCCCACGGCCGCGCGCGCCGCTTTTAGGTCAACGCTCGTCGCCGTATAGGCCGGAAACGTCACCGGCCCGACGTCGAACAAATCCACGTCCTCAATCTCGCGATAACTCTGCACATAATTGCCGTTGGCATCGTACTCGTCGCGCCAGGATGCCATACGCACATTGAATGAAAACGAACAACCGTCAATGTCGCCGCGGCTAATCATGGCCGGCACGTCGCGCCCCACGCTCGTGGCCGGATCCGTATCG